GGCGCCTAAATCTACAATAATAGCTGAAGTTATTGCGGAAAAATTAGACAATGTCACATTAATAAATGTTCCCGATTTGAACATTTATCCATGCGAAGGTAATGTATCAAGGGAAGATGGAAATCATTGTGGAGTTAAAAAGGCATTATTAAAAGATAAAGAAAAAAATCCATCAGGATATCATAGGTGTTGGGCGTCCATACATAACAAAGATGATGAGTTATGGAAAATATCAAAAGAATTATTTGAATCTGATTGTGTTATTTTTTTCACATCCATAAGATGGGGTAGTGCTAACATGTTTTACCAAAAGTTAATAGAAAGATTAAATTGGGTTAATAATAGATTTGTACCTGGTAATGAGTCCAATGTTATAAAAGATGTTACATCTGGGTTTATATGTGTTGGACAACTTAATTACGCAGATAAAGAAGTTGAGTTACAAAAAAATATACACGACTACTATGGTTTCAAATTAAATAATAATCTTTATTGGTATTGGATGGCAGAAGATATCAATGTCGATGATGAAACGTACCAAGGGTATTTAGAAAGTTATCCTAAGTTTTTTAAAGAATTTAAAATTAAAAAAATTTGATATGTTATCCCGACTTAGTGTCGGGATTTTTATTTTTACACTATTTAGTTAAAATATCACGACATTATATTTATAACATATGGCAAATGGCAAAACATATGGTATAAATTTCCCATTCAGAGATTCTTTTGACGGTAGGTATTTAGATTTATCAGATACACCGGATGAAGAAATCAGAACAGATTTAATACATCTATTATTAACTAGAAAAGGTACAAGATATTTTTTACCTGATTTTGGTACTAGATTATATGAATACATTTTTGAACCTTTGGATGGACCTACTTTTGCACAACTAGAGGCTGAAATTAGAGAATCGGTTACCACATACATACCTAATCTAAAAATAACAAGCATACAGGTTTATGATGCTTCAACCGAAGAAGAAAGTGAAAATAGAACTGTAATAAGTGGAGACCAAAGAGTATTCAGAGTACCAGGTATTGGTACTAAAGAACACACCGCAAGAGTTAAAATAGACTACCAGGTAACATCAAGCGCTTTTGAAAGTTCCGATTTCGTAATTATAAATTTATAAGATATGGCAAATAAAAAAATATCATACACAGTTAGAGATTTCCAATCAATAAGAACAGAATTAATTAATTTTGTCAAAACTTACTATCCTGATTTATTATCTAACGTAAACGACGCCTCAGTATTTTCTGTTTTATTAGACCTTAATGCCGCGGTTTCAGATAATCTACAATTCCAAATCGACAGAAGTATTCAAGAAACTGTTTTACAATACGCTCAACAAAGGTCATCAGTATATAACATAGCAAGAACATATGGGCTTAGAGTTCCAGGTCAAAGACCATCTGTTGCGTTAGTTGACTTTACAATCACAGTTCCGGCATTTGGTGATAAAGAAGATATTAGATATTGTGGTATATTACGTAGAGGTTCACAAGTTCAGGGTGCAGGTCAAACATTTGAAACCGTATATGATATAGATTTTACATCACCAAACAATAATGAGGGGTTCCCAAATAGAACCAAAATTCCAAATTTCGATTCAAATGGAATAATTACAGGATACCAAATAACAAAAAGAGAAACTGTAGTAAATGGTGTTACTAAAGTCTTTAAAAGAGTCATATCACCAAACGATGTGAAACCATTTTTTGAGGCATTTTTACCTGAAAAAAATGTATTGAATGTAACATCTGTTTTATTAAAAGAAGGAACACAATTTGCCGGAACTCCAACTAACCAAGAATTTCTTGGATTGGAAAATAGATGGTATGAGGTTGATGCTCTAATACAAGATAAAGTATTTGTTGAGGACCCAACTAAGGTTTCCGATTCACCCGGTATTAAGGTCGGTAGATATATAAACACTTCTAATAAATTCATAACAGAATACACACCTGAAAGTTTTTTTAAAATGACATTTGGGGGTGGTAATCAGTCTTCAGATGAACAGTTAAGAGAATTTGCAGCAAACGGATTCCAACTCAATTTATCTAAATATTCTAACAATTTAGCATTGGGAAGTACTTTATCTCCTAATAGCACATTATTTGTTCAATATAGAGTTGGTGGGGGTATCTCAAGTAACTTAGGTGTTAATGTAATCAATCAGTTAGGTACAGTTGATTTTGTGGTTAATGGCCCATCAGAGGACCAAAATGTTTCCACTGTTGGTTCATTAAGATGTAATAATCCTACCGCGGCAATCGGAGGTGCTAATTTACCTACCGTAGAAGAGGTTAGGAATCTTGTTACTTACAATTTTTCAGCACAAAAAAGAGCGGTCACAATCGGTGATTATGAATCGCTAATCAAAACAATGCCATCTCAATTTGGAGCGCCGGCCAAGGTTGCAATTACAGAACAAGAAAATAAAATTAAAATTCAGTGTTTATCCTACGATACATCAGGTAAATTGACTAATTCTGTTTCAAATACTCTAAAAACTAATATTGCGAATTATTTGTCAAATTATAGGATGATAAATGATTATATCAGTATTGAAAGTGCTCAAGTGATAGATTTGAGTATTGATATTTCAGTTGTTTTGGACTCGAGTCAAAATCAAGGAAGTGTAATAACTCAAATTGTTAACACGGTAAATGATTATTTCTCACCAAGTCAAAGAGAAATGGGCCAGAATGTTTTCATTTCTGAGGTCAGAAAAAACATACAAACATTAAATGGTGTAATAAGTGTTGCGGCTATCGACGTATTCAACGAGGTTGGAGGTCAGTACTCATCATCTCAAACCTCTCAAAGATATTCTGATTCGACAACAAGACAAATCGAATTAATTGATGACACAATATTCGCCGAACCATCTCAAACATATCAAATCAGATATCCTGGTAAAGATATAAGAGTTAGAGTTAAAAACCTTACCACAGTTAATTTCAGTTGATAATTTATTTTCAACACTATTTGATTATTTTTTGAAAATAGAATATAAACTATTTATTCAAAAAAAAGTAATTAATGCCAAAATCTATACGGATTAGAACAAAGGTCGGCGTCGACAACAAAGTAGATTTAAATTTAGAACAGGATTTTGAATTTATAGAAATACTTTCACTCAAATTATCACAATCTGAAATTTATACAAGACAATGTGCTGACTATGGTGTAGTTGCGGGTAGAGTTTCAGTTAATGATGGGTTTGGAGTACCAAATGCGAAAGTGTCTATTTTTATTCCTTTAGATTCAGATGATGAGAATAATCCAATAATCTCAGCAATTTATCCATATAAGACGGTAGGAGATATTAATGAAGATGGGTACAAATATAATTTACTTCCGTACAAACCATCATATCCAGGACATTCGGCAACAGGTTCGTTTCCTGATTTAGAGGATGTATTGACCAATCCAACCGCTGTAGAAATATATGACAAATATTATAAGTTCACTGTAACAACAAATGACAGTGGTGACTTCATGATTTTTGGTATTCCTACCGGAACTTATGATATTGTAATGAATGTTGATATATCTGATATTGGACCATTTTCACAAGCACCTCAGGACCTGATTAGGTTAGGTATTGCAACAGAAAGCCAAGTAAATGGGGTTAGGTTCAAATCTTCAGAAAATTTAGGTACACTTCCTCAAATTATATCAATAGTAAAATCTGTAACAATATTACCATTATGGGGTGACCCTGAATTGTGTCAAATTTCAATCACAAGAACAGATTTTGATTTAACAGGTGAGGCTAATATTGAAATCAAACCCACCGCAATTTTCATGGGGTCTGTTTTTTCAGATACCGATGAATTAGCGCAAAAAAGGAATTGTAAACCGAAATTAAAGGGGGGTTATCAATGTTCATTGTTTGCAGGACCCGGTCAGATATTAGCGATTAGACAAACTATAAGACAAGATATATTTGGTAGACCTCTTTTAGAGGAGTTCGAATTCGAAAATAACGGAAAAGTTATTGATGAAAACGGAACATGGTTACTTGATGTGCCCATGAACTTAGATTATGTTGTAACAAATGAGTTTGGAGAACAAGTCTTTTCAACAGATGAGAAAAAAGGTGTACCTACAAGAGCAAGATATAGATTCAAAGTCAGTTGGAATCAATCACCAAGTTTAAGTGAACCTGTCAAGAGGGCTAATTTTTTGGTGCCTAATGTCAAAGAAAACGGTTGGAATTCACCCCAAGATGACCCTTTGGTTACGTTAGCCTCAACATCGCCAAGTTACATTGCGGCACAAAGAAGTTACGCATTCAGTTTGAATTGGGATGATTATGGAATAACAGAAGAAGTTATTCAAGATGCCATAGACTGTAAGGATATGTTTTATGAAATGACATATAATAAAGTATTTACTGTTGCTCAACTCCTTACTGGTTATAGACAGGGAAATGCTAATAATCGTTATTTGGCAATCAAGAATATTACAGATGATTCTTGTGAAAGTACTACAAATAAATTTCCAACAAATGAAACTCAATTTAGATTTGATTTGTTGTTCATTTTATTTACAATAGTCGCAATCTTCATTTCAATTATTTTAAGATTCGTCGTAACTATTTTCCATATAATATGTTTTTTGGTTACAGCTATAAGGGATTTTAAAATACAATTCAAAATACCGGTCATAGATAAAACAATAAGGATTCAACCATTCAAAAATTGGAAAATACTTTCAGAAATTGAAAAAAAATTCAGTAACTTAAACATACCTCTATTTACTTATCCTGATTGTGAACTGTGTTCTTGTCAAAGCACAACTAACACTTCTAGTTCGGTGACATTTCCTGTTGGTTCGTTAACAGTTGTTCCACCATTTGTCAATAATAGTAATCTAGCAAATTTTATTGACACAGGGGCATATGATGTTGAATCAGATGATGAGGTAAATGACTTAACACAGACTATACAAAACACTTTCGCCGGATATCAAATTCCTAACAACTTATTAGGTTGGAGTTTTAGAACAAGTAATCTCGAACCGTTCAGTTATGATATAAATGGAGATGCGACCGAAATAGCGATTCTTTTTTATTATTCAACTGCGGTACCATTACATGAAAGAGTAACGGGATTCAATTTCAAAAGTAAGTTTTTTGGAAATAATAATTATAAACTTACAACGGTAGCATCAGGTAATTCACCATTAAACGTAAATTCAGAGCTTGCAACACATACAATTGGTGGAGGTCACACCCAAATAAAAGTAGTATTCAATTCAGATATCAATCAGGAAAATACGAATTTAGAAACTCAACTTGGTGGTAATCTCAACATATCAGATAATACAAACTTAGGGTTCCACTATGATAATATTATGATTATCCCAACTGAAGATAGATATGAAGACGGTGCAATTCTAACATTCAATAACCCATTCGATTATAAAGACCCCAATTTGAGCGGTAATACCAGAAATATATACGGAACCTATTCAATTACTGGAACCGCAATTAATACAGGTGTGACCACAGTAAACGTAAGTCATACAAATCCGTATACAGGAGAAAGATTAGTCACACCTTATAATATAATTCAAACTGATGGTGAGGCAGACAAGTACCTTAGGTACCCTACTAATCAAGAATATTTTCAAGTTATAAAATCCTTGACGTATTCTGAATTCAAAACAATATTGGATAATTTATATTCACCACAAGAATATAATGATTCATTTTATGGTTCTTATAATCAAAGAATTTTTGAAAATTTTGAAAATATAGGTAGAATATATCCATCACGTTTGAGTTTCGAGTGTAGTTCTAACAATATACCTTGGGCGGGTCCAAATTTCGTTCCTTTTGCACCATACACGGATGGAGGAAATCCTTGGTTGGCGTTTAATGAAAAGACGGAAACATATTTTAATATTATTGTCCGAGGAGTTGACCCACATTCAAGTAGAGTGAGAGTTAAATACGGTCTAGGTAAACTTTTTAACAGAAAAAGTCACTGGGCTTATACTGTTGAAGGGGATTACAAATTGAACATTCCTCTACAGCCAAATGACAATTTAGATTTTGGCTCAACACCTGCGGGTGGGAGTCAAGGTAATGCTAAAAATAGGGCTCATCGATGCACGAGACACAGTAACATTTCAGGAAATAATAATAATGGAGTTGATTCATATACAGGTGGAAGATTATTTTATAAGTCTTTCCACTTCAGACCATCACAAACCGATTGGACCACGTTCAGAACTAGAACTGTATATAAGTACTCCTCAATCTCAGAATTGGATATAAATGATACCATCCAACCTTTTCAAAAATACAGGTTCGGTTCACCACTGATAAGACTAAACTCTTGTATAGTGCCAAATCTCAATGTCTACACTTTCGTTGCAACAACTGGAAACGGTGGTGGTTTAAGAGTTGGACTTAATAATTTTTATACAAGGGAAAATAGTTTAGATGATTATGCGAACACAACTTTAGAATTTGAAGCAGGTAAAGGATTTGACAATTGTAAATATGTTCTTGGAGAAAGTGTTGAGGGAGGTAGTGTTATGTTAAAAGGAGGAGGAAATTTGGTATGTCCTGGTACATGCGACTACCAATCTAGGTTAACATCATATTATTATTCCAAAGTTTATTCAGAACCTGAAAACGACAGTGATTGTTTTTTGATGTTAAATTCTGAAAGAATAGTGATGAGAAGTGATAGAATCCCGTCATCTGATGTTTATCAGTCTTATACGAGTCCTGAGCCTCCCGACGGGACCGGAGAAGTTA